TCTACAACTACAGAAAAAATAACCCCGCCTTTTAAACTTGCCCGCTCTGTCAACTCACGAGATAAAATTCGAGGCATTATTACAAGGCCATGCTTTGAAATAACAGGGGCTAAAGCATTGTATATATCATCAATCCCACGGAAAGAGTACCCTTGCTGCTGATTTTTTCGGTTTTTGCTTACCCCTTCACGTGCAATATCTGCCGAGACATCTGCAATTAATTTATATACGTTTTTGGTCATTTTGTACTCTGTTATTTAATTATTTAATGTTACCGATAGTCAACGTGATCATTGGATTTTAAATACTCATAGTATTCTTGGTCCTTCATATCTTCTATCGTTACGTCTTCAATAGCGCGTTGTTCGGCAATATGTTTGCAGTGCCGCGTGCTGATTAATTCAATTTCAACGCAGGCCATTTTGTAATTTTTTTCTTTTATGTACTCGCACAATGCAGACAAGTCCGCCAGCTCAAGAGCATCCGCAAGATTGTCTGGCCGCAGCGGATCGCAATCTTTCCCTGGTGCCATCAGTTCATCAATGTAGGAATCCTGAAGGACTTCTAGTCGGCGCTCGTCATCACAGAGCGCCATGTATAGGTTGAGTTCTGAAGTAGCCTGGCAGTTCTTCATGATTGCGTGGTGTTTTGTGTTGCGATGAAGGAAGTATAATCTAATACAAAAGAATGCGCAAGCACAACAAAAAAACCACAAACTCGCGCACTTGGTATAGAATGCTTGACGTATGGTACAGATAGGGGGATTGATGAGTCATGACGTGATACGTAGCGAGGAAGTAATGCTTGACAAGCACTCGGCTATTGCACTTGCAGGAAGTGTCACGGCATTAGCGCGATTGCTCGGTGTTAGTAAAAGCGCAGTGAGCCAGTGGGTTGAAATACCAAAAGGGCGTGTGTGGCAAATAAAATGTTTGAGGCCCGAATGGTTTACAAAAAAGAGGGATAAATGAGTGTTAAAAATGAAAAATCACCAATTCATCGAGCAATTGAAAAAGCAGGCGGGGTAACAAAGTTTTCAAAGTTGATGACTGTATATAACCCACTCGGTGTTAGCAGAATGACCGTGTATTTGTGGTGCAAGACTGATAATGCAGTGCCTGCCGAATATTGCCCGCTTATTGAGGATATGACCGGGGTTATGTGTGAAGAATTGCGGCCTGATGTTATGTGGTCAGTATTAAGAGAAAATAAAGCTGCATTAAATAATTGTTAAGAAAACTTTCCCAATGTGTTAAAATGAGTATAGACACGGCTAGGTTGGAAGTCATGAGCCAACCGAAAAGCGAGCCTCCAGCCTGCCGTAGTCTTATTTATCGGAGGATCAGCGAGGGAGTTCTATGAACTATTACCCGTTCCATATCGGCGATTACGCAAGCGCTACCCGGCACTTAAGCTGGGACGAAGACGCAGCATACAGACGGCTACTTGACATTTATTACACAACAGAAAAGCCTTTGCCCGTAGATATGCGGGCAATTTTTCGGCTTGTGATGGCATCGACCGATGCGCATAGAGAAGCTGTAAAAACAGTAGTCAATGAGTTCTTTGAACTGACCGATTCCGGGTGGGTAAACGGACGCGCTGATGCAGAAATAGCAGCGATGCGTGACAAGCAACAAAAGCAAAGGGACAGGGCTAACAAGCGCTGGCATAAGCTAGACGCAGAACGTGGCATTGCATTGGCATTGCCGCGGCATGTTGATTGCGATGCCGCGGCATCGAAAAACGATGCCAATGCAATGCCACCAACACCAACACCAACACCAACACCAATAGATAAGAAAGAAAAAGTAAACCAAAAAGAAAGGCCCGCCGGTGGCAGGCGGCCGACTAGAAAGTGCCCGGATGACTTTGAAGTGTCAGAAGAAATGAAAGCATGGGCAGCAGAGAACGCGCCGCTTTCGGACATTGATTTAGCCACTGATAAATTTCGTGACTACACGTTCAAAAACGCGATGAGCGATTGGGCCGCGACGTGGAGAAACTGGATCAGGAAAGATCACGAATACGCTTTAAGCCGTCAGTCGGAACCGCGCACAACTGCCAAACAATACGTTCAAGAGCACAAATACGCCGCAGCAGGCCGGGCACTTTTTGACGGGGTTTTCGATGATTGACGCTCGCACCCTTGTGCCGCAGGCCGCCCAATCGGATAACACGCATACAGATCCGAAGCAGACTAGCGACATGATCCGCAAGTTGTTTTTACTGATGCACGGCGCATATGGAAATGCGTTTATGTCAAAGTTTTCGACGGGTGAAAAAGACGCGCGGGGGAAAGATAAAGGCATTCGCGCGGCGATGATTGTGTGGGATGCAAAGTTAGCAACATATCCGGCGCAGATAGTCGAACGGGCTGTTTCAAAGCTACAAGATCACTTTCCGACTTTCCCGCCTGGGCTGTTTGAGTTCGAGGGTCTTTGCAAATCGCTATTACCGTCAAAAATCATGACGTTTGACGATTACCCTAAGTTGCCGCCCGCGAAAGACGTTAGCAACGTGCAAGTTACAGAAGTCGGCGATAACCGCGATTGGGCGCGCAGGATTATTGCAAAGCACGAGTCAGGCGGACGGATTAGTCAAGCATGCCTCGACATTGCACGCAGCGCACTGCGATATCGCGATGACGGGGATCTATGACTTGCAAGCAATGCATACAAAGCTCGGGCATGTACGACTTGAAATGCGTAGAGTGCTGCGCCCGACTTGTCATTAGCACACGTCCGAGTAAACCAAGGGCATCCGCAATGCTTGCAGCTATCGAGCGGATCAATGACGCGCCAAGCCGCGATGTGATCCTGGACCGCGTAAAAACTATCGCCAGCGGCAAAGCCGATTTATAGCCCGTTTGGAGCCACGCAATGCAAAGTCGCAGGGTATACGTCATGGCACACTCAGAAGCCCGCCAAAGAGCCGTTAATGCAGTCCTAGAGGCACCGGAAGGGTATAGGGTGGAGGTAAGGCCTCCAACTAGGTCGTTAGATCAGAACGCAAAATTTCATGCGTTGTGCTCTGACCTTGCCAAGCATGGGGTCGAATGGGCTGGGGAAAAGCGATCGGCAGAGCAGTGGAAAGTGCTTTTAGTGTCCGGGCACTCAGTAGCCACTGGAGGTGGAGCAGACGTTGTTCTGGGCTTAGAGGGCGAGTATGTGACGCTTCGGGAAAGCACGGCGTCGATGAGTAAGGACAGAAGCTCAAGCCTTATTGAGTACGCAATGGCATGGTGTGCCAATCATGGCGTTAAAGTGACGATCTAATGGTGCCCCCGGTAGGAATCGAACCCGCGGCCTTCGGTTTACAAAACCGCTGCTCTACCGACTGAGCTACAGGGGCACGTGGCTTGTAAGTCCCCGTCTTTCCGGGGTGTCAGTCAGTGTCCGGTGCTGATCCCCGGAGTTGTCGCATTACGACATATTCGGCGATTCATGCCCGCACGCCGCCGCACGGACAATCCTTTCATGCCCGCACGGCGGCGCACGGACAATCCACAATTTCTTGCGCTAGATAAGTATCGACACGCTAGCCACGCTGCGCATCAGCCTGCGCATTCACTGACTAATGCACTATACAAAAAGTGCGATTGTGTGTCAATATATCATCGTGATGACATGGAAAAAGATCAATGCTTTCTGGCAAAAACACGCAAAAAAAGGTAAAATGCAAGGCGTGCGGGGAGTACTTTGAGCGTGTCCGATCATTGCAAATTGTGTGCAGCGTAAAATGCGCTAGCGATCGCGCGCACTCTCAGATCGTAAAAGAAAAAGCTAAAGCATTGCGAGAGGAGCGCAGGAATATCAAGATAAAACTTGATGCGATGCGTACACTTCCGCAGCTCATAAAAGCCGCGCAGTCGGCTTTCAATGCGTACATTAGAGCAAGGGATGCCGGCAAAGAGTGTATATCGTGTAGCAATCCGCTTCCACGCGAAGCGATCGGCGGGGCATTCGATTGCGGGCATTATCGGTCGATCGGATCGGCGCCACACCTGCGATTCGACGAGCGTAATGCGCACGGCCAGTGCAAGCACTGCAATCGATACTTGTCCGGTAACCACGTCGAGTATCGAAAGCGACTTGCTATGAGGATCGGAGCGGATGCTCTAGAAGCACTAGAGTCTGACAAGTGCGTCAAGAAATACTCAAAAGATGAGTTGTCTGTCATGGCTGCTGAGTACAGACGCATGGCCCGAGAAGTCAAGCGATCGCAAAATCAAGCGCAGGTAATGCAGAGCGTGAGTCTTGAACAAAAAATTACATCCTCTCATCAGCAGACAAGCGGACACTTATCTATATAGATAGATTGACACGCAAATCAATTGTGAGTAAAATTCACACATTGACAAGTGGAGCGTTACATGCGATCAGAATTCGATGCTAATCAGCAAATGATCGAAGCAATAGTCGCGGCGCGTGCTAAAAAATTGAGATCGGGCGTATATAAAAAGCATCACGTTATGCTCAAGCGATCGCGTGTCAGCGCATATCTAGTTCTTGCCGTTGCGATTGCTCTGTCAATCATCGGCATGATTGTGATTCGACAATAGTGAAAAAGTAAAAAATTATTAGCGTGCCCATTGCGTTAGTGCGTTTGTTTGTTTTAGGCAACGGCTTTATCCCGAGCTGATACGTTGTACAAGAGGCAATCTCATAAAAATTTTTTATTCAAACTCCAGCATCGGCTTAGTCCATGCTGGAGACAGAGCGTTACAAAGTGGCGTGTATGACAGACAAGAAGACCAACCCGGCCGACAAGGTCGAGCAGTGGCCCATTGAAAAGCTGGTGCCCTACGCCAGAAACTCGCGCACCCACTCCGACGAGCAGATCGCCCAGATCGCGGCATCGATCAAGGAATGGGGATTCACCACAGCCGTGTTAGTCGACGAGTCAGGCGGCATCATTGCCGGTCATGGTCGCGTGATGGCCGCGCGCAAGCTGGGACTGTCATTATTGCCTGTCATAATCGCGGAAGGATGGAGTGAGGCTCAGAAGCGCGCCTACGTCATCGCGGATAACAAACTGGCGCTGAACGCTGGCTGGGACAATGAGTTGTTAGCGCTAGAGTTGGCGGAACTCGATGGCCTTGGTTTTGACGTTGAATTAACCGGCTTCAGCGACGAAGAACTGGCCGACCTGATGAATGGCCAGGACGTCGAAGAAGTGCCAGATGGTGACCCGAAAGAAATTCCGGATGTTCAAGAGGCGACGGTATCTGCTACCGGAGACGAATGGGTGCTAGGGCGTC